ACAAAGCTGAACTGCTGAAGGAATCGACGTAAAAGTACCGTCTGAGTTTTCTAACTGCGCATCTACTTGTGCGGAGATTTCCATTATATAATAGTTACCTGCAATCGTTGCGGTACCTGGTGATATAAAATAAGATCCTGTTCCACCTGGTCCTACATCAGAAGAACCTACGTTATAGTAACCTCCTACATTACTTGTAACATTATCATTAAACATATAAGCTTGTACATCATTCTCTCCGTTAGTAGGATTACTTGATTCAAAGATAGTTGTTGTAATTTGTCCAACGTCAGCTCCAACTTTTTCTTCGTTACCAAAAGCAGATATGTACATCTGATGAAATAAGTCAGAATTTAGAAATGTTGAGGTATAAGTATATCCACTATCTTCAAAGATTTGATCCCATACTCTCTTAGCACGAATCATTGGCTTTAATCTATCTAAAGATAAAGAATTAGACGACTGTGTAAATCTATCAGAACCAGCTATCTTAATCATGCCTTGCTCAGGATTGCCAGCATCATCATACGTGTTCCCGTGGTCTATCAGTGGAAATAATAGGTCTCCATCTGCTGTCCCGGCCGTTAGAGATGCGTTTTCAGGATATGCATTCCATGAACCAACTACATCATTATAATTAAAAGGTCCAATAAAGTCAGCAGCATTAGTATACTCAACTGGGTTATCATCCCAATCAAAGTCGGTCATTACTAGCTGACATAAGGGTTTTTCTCCTATGATAGATGAGAAATCTCTTGTCTCACCAAGGAAAAGAAGTTCATAATCAATTTTATCTAAATCACCGTTAGCATAAATCTTTTGTAATCTTACGTGACCAACTTTAAACTCTGAACCATCAACAAGGATCTGTGCTGGCTTCTTAATCGTAATATCAAAATCAATACCGTCTAACTCAAATGCGTTCTGAAAGAATTCATTATTATGTCTAGTTGCAGGTACTTTAAAGGTTCTACTAAATACCGATGTTGCATCAGCAGTCGTGATATCCTCAACACTAAGAGTTAACTTAATTGGTTGAGTTTCGTAGAGATCCAGAAATATTGCTTCTGCATCAGTACTTGCTTCACTTTGATATACTTTTAATTGAATCATATTATCCTCTCATTGATTTAATATTACTAGCTAAGCTAAATCTAACTGTGTATTGGAACAACCTATCTTTTCTAAAAGTCTTCTCGGTATAATTTAAAGATTGAATTATTACAGGTACCCACTGGTTTGCATACTGTCCTGTAGAGAACCTTACCTTAACCTCAGCACTCTGATATAAATGTTTTAGTAGTTTAGCTTCTTCATCAGTCATATAACCAGACGTGACGCTAAAATCATTTTGTATCTTTTGAGAATATGTAGTGAACCCTCTTTCTTCTATATCTACTGAATAGCTTTGTCCGTTATAATCAGCTGGTCCTTTTAAGAAGTTGTTATTTTTTGTTTTAGTTGAATGAATTACCTTTTTAGTAAACGTGAACTGATCTCTATATCCTAAAGAGTTCTGCCAAGCAAACTGAACATGAGGATAATCATTACAAGGTTCTTCATTAATAATATACTTTTGAGCTCTCCATGCAGCTTCAGTCATTACATCTATTTGACTTTGTGGATCCTCAGGACAACCAAACACTGCAGGTATAATATAGTAATAAGCAGTGGCAGCATTAAGTGGTACCATTAAATTAGCTGGCCCAGTTGCTGCTGTGATAACCTGGAAGTCTCCGCTTATGCTAGTTCCTTGTCCTAGTGTTATATTTGGACCACCTCCGTTTGATTGTGTATTAGTAACTATAGAGGTTACGATTGGGTTATTAGATGTTGCACTAAACTGTAAAACATAGAATGCTTCTAATCCTTGAGCGTTTGCATTAGCAGGTGTACCGCTAGGGGCTACTCTTTCTAGTTTTTGGTAAAATGATTTAGTACACATATCATCTCTATAAACATTATGTACATCAATACCTGCAGGACTAGAGAAATAAGCAAATGTTTTACCTGGTAGTTCATCTGGGATTGTATATGTATTATCACTAAGAGGACTTGCATATCTTTCAATGACTGTACATGGTAAAGCTCCATCATCTCCACTAACTACAACTTGGTATGGAGTTTCATTATAAGGTACTTCAAAGTATTGTTTTGAGCCCGCTATGACAGTAAAGATCTCAGGGTAAGTAGTAAAGGCTCCAACGACTCCGCCACTCTCTGTAGCGTAAGCTATTTGATATTCTGTTAAGGTATCTCCTGCTAGTGCTAACCTTGTGTTTTGTGGAACGAATGATAAACCATAATGTAAAGAATCAATTGTATTTACTTGAGGTCCTACTACAGTTTGTAATATGTTTTGTATATCAAAGATTGCTCTACCTTGTCGGTTAGGAGTCTGTCTTATATCTGCGATAGGATCAGCATTACCTACAACATAGATTCTTAGTGCATACTTATCATCAGTTGGATCAATGCCACTTAGAGTAATAGGATTAGCTCCATAGGCCATATCAAATATTAAGTTCGGTGTTTGTGTTACTGTAACTGCCATAATTAAAAGTCTTGTGTTAGTTGTTGAGCTACTCCGTCTGCTACTGCTTGAGAGATCGCATCTACATCAAAGAAGCTCTGTGGTCTTAAACCCATTTTATATATTGTTTTTCTTGCACCATACGATAGATCTCCACCTATCATAGTAAAATCACCAGAGAATCCAAACCTATTACCTCTTGAGGGTTGTGGTACTCCGAATCTTGGTACTACTCTACCTGGTGCGTTTTCTATTCCATCTACTCCATAGTTTTGAAAGATACCATAATAGAGCATTGCAATACTTAGGCTATCATCTTCTATAACTGCCTTAATAGAATTACGTAATGCTCCGCTATCAATTGGTGCTCCTTCCTTAACTTGGTCTACTATCCTACCTCCTATATTTAAGAGGACTGGTGATATATCTTGTAACTGTTCACCGAAGTTACTTAGTGATCTTTCAAATTCTTCTACTGTCATATTAACAATCGTCTGTTATGTATCCGTACCCATAATTAGTAAGGAGGCCAGTATTTTTATCAATTTGTAATACTCCATTAGGAAATGTATTTGGTTCAATCAGTGGATCACAACAGCTTCCTAAACCATCAAGAGTACTTTGTTGAGTTGGTACACTCTGTATGTCTAAACGATTTATTGTAAGAAGTTGATTTTCTGCAAACGGATCAACTAAATTGTTATCAGGAATATAAGGTAATCCATCAGATGTATAGAGTTGTGTACCGTTTGCAAAAGAACCTGTGCCATACTGAGTGACAGGATTAATATTGCTTTCTTTAACAAATAGATTTAAGTATTGCCATCCGGTTCTAGGTAATGTTTTATCTCCAGGGTTTTGTGGAAAATCTCCAGTCCATATACCACATTGTATATCTCCTATGGACGCTGAAGGATCTAATGAGTAATAATAAAAGTTACCATCATAAGGATATCCTAAACCTGCTTTAATTGGTACTAATTGATCCATTGGTACAATACAGTCATTTAGTTTATTAGGTACTTCTATTTCTAATGTAGCTGTCATACCTGCAACTGTATCTTGGAATCTTTCTTTAAAAGGTGTAAGGTTTACATTAAGTGTTAAGTCAGCATTAAGTAGTGGCTTACCGAATCTAAGTTGTGCAAGTATATCATCTATGTACTGTTGACACGCAGACTGTACCTCTAACCAATTTGAGTATCCTTGTTCTTCTTCGCATACATCCATCGCAATTAAGTTAAACCTATATGTAATAGATTGACCAGTTCTTGCACTCTGTGTTGGATTAAGGAATACATAAGGATAGTTTACTCTTTGTGTTCCATCGTCGTTAACTGTTTTAATATCTGTTAGTGCACCGTAACCAAAGTCTTGTACGATGTAGTGTTGATTACAGATAAACGCAATCTTATCTACTATTTCTTTGTAAGTCATATCTTCTTTGCTGTTGTTGTTTCTTTAAGTTCTCTTCTACTGCTTTTTCTTTTTGCAGTGCCATAAAGTTTAAAGCTTTCTTTAGCGGCTGCTCGGTTACTCTGTCTATGTACAGTATGTTTTCTTTTGCAATGTTCACGATTATATTGTACCATGATTTAGCTATCTGAGTCTTTTTAATCTCATCTGGTTCAGCATCGTATATGTCGTGATCAGTTATACCAAATAAGATTTTATACTGCCTGTATGTAAATGTTCTAAAGGCTACATATTTTTCTATTGCCCACATAACCTCATCAGAGAACTCAGCCTTAGGACAGAGTATCTTTGCAATATCTTTAAAATGTTTTTCGATACCTATAGTTAAGTAGACATCTAAATCTATAAACTCTCCAAACGTAATCTCATCAAGGTTTAACATCTCAACTTCTTTACGTTCATTCATTGCTTTAACTGCAAAAACAATACCGAGTGCTAATGACTTAGGGTCTGCTTTTGCAAGTAAAGGTAATGGCGCATTGATCAATTGTGACACTATCATTGGATAATACTTTGGATCTTCCCAGTCAAAAGATAATAAACTATTGTATTGGTTTATCGTTAACCTTTGAGGGATCGCGAATTGTTTATCATTTATATTGATCTTTACCATATACTAAGAAATATACTTTATGAATGATTTGAATTATCTCTTACCCATAACTGCATAGGTACCGATAGATTGATTTTGTTTGCGATTGTAGTTTGCAATTGCCAGTGACATAACGCAGTCATCATGATGTGGCGATGGAGCACCGTATCTTACATTACGTGTCCTTGGATTATATTCGTAACTAAATATACCCAGCTCATGGATCAGAGGAGGAAACAAGTCTTTATTAGGAATCTTAATGTTTGATTCATTAAAGTCTAATATGAGTCCTTCTATGATCTCAGGTTTAGACTTCGCAGTTGTTACGAAAGGTATTGTGTTTTGCCATTGAGCCTTAAGCTGTTCATAGATTACATCACCAATAGAGTTAACCTCAACCATGACAGTCGCATTATACTTTTTTATGAGTACAATGATTTCTCTCACCATCGTTGACCACTCTGTTTTATTATTACGATATATGTCTATTACAGATCCGTTCTTATCTATAAAGGTTGCGACTGTATAATCATCTGCTCTACCTAAATCTATTCCACAGTATATTGAATTAGTTTTTTGTGGATAGTTTGCGAAAGTGTTTGCTTTTATGTTAGAGAAGACTTCACCGCCGTCATCAATAAAAGTTGCTAAGTACTCTTGTTCAAATATCTGTTTAGGTAAGGTTGTGCGAGCATCTTCTATTTCATCTCTGTCTATGTAAGGTGTATCGTATGAAGATCCTGTGTATGATTTGTACCTTGGGTTATCTCCAGACATTCCTAATTGAAATAAATCATAGAAATAGTTTTTACCTTTAGGAGTTGAGATGAAGAGAACCTTTTTACCTCTTACAGCAAATACTGGTCTAATTGCTTCTGCCCATGCATCATTCTTCATAAACGCTGCCTCATCTATAATTCCATAGTCACAAGTTAGACCACGAATGTTATCATATCTTTCTGCGCTCCTAAACAGGATCTCGGTACCATTCTTAAGAGTTAAAGTATTATCTCCATAGTTATTTGATTTAATGATACCACTTTCGGTTATTGCTGCGACTAACTCTTTATGTACTTTATTTGTTTGAGAGTAAACTGGAGATACCCAAAGGATTTTACATGCTCCATTATTAATACCCCAATAGAGTGCTAGGTTCATTCCCATTAAAGATTTACCCATTTGTCTACCTACACTAACTATATGGAATTTTTCTTTTCCGTTTAATATAGAATGGATTATTTCTTTTTGTTTTTTATGTGGAGTGAAGCCTATGTACATTACTCTTCGTCGTTACCGAATTTAAATGATATGTTTTTAAATAAGTCTTCACCGTCTCCTCCTGTTATTTGTTGTTGAGAGAGCTTCGGTACAAACCTTTCACTTAGTCTTATTACTATATCCATTGCCTTAGCTGGATCGTCTGCTGCTATTTGTGCTAACCATATTGATAGATTATCTAAGTTACCTTCTAATAACATACCCATAGCTTCTTTTACTTGCTTAGTGTATTTATTTTGAGATCCTTTTTTTCTACCATCAGGGTTACCGCTTTGTCCTGGTTTAAATGCCATCTTCTTCTTTTGTTTTTTCTATTTGTTTTAGAGACTTCTTTAGATCTTTAATTCCTTTCTTAAGTCCTTCTGTTGTTGATGAGCTAACCGTGTAAGTCTCACCTTTGATTTTTACTGTTTCTTTTTTCATATTCAAATTGTAATCTTTTTTTAATATTTAGTACACATCGGCCACAGCTCGTTGGTGGTTTGTTTTCACCAGTGATTCTGTTATACATACCGAAGAGTACACTTTGTTGTTCACTATTCCATTTAACATTACCTAATAAGTAAATGTTTTTATTTAAGTATTGATATTCTTGTTCGTTCATATGTATTTAAAATATAGTTCTGATATTATTGATGCTAACCCTACATAGAAAATACCTTCATATCCGTATAGAAATATAAAAGGTATGACATTTATCCAAAAAGTTAAACACATGTTACATTTAAAAGGTTTATCCCATAACCAATCGTAACGAGATAAAAAGTCTGCGCCTAGATGACCTAATGCTGCTGCTCCTAATATACTAAGTATTAATTCCATTTTCTTCTATTCTTTTTCTTATAAATTCTTTACATTCATTTACTGCTTGTGAAATACTTGTTCTAGGTATACCTGTGATCCTACTTAAGTCTGAGTAATTAGAATTTTCTATCCACATATTAAATAACTTTGCTCTATACCATTGTTCTACTGTATCAGATTCCATGTCCTCTAAGATACCTTGGATTGCTTCTATGGTATAATCTACTTCAATATCATACTCCTCATCTACAAGCTTCTCAGCTGTCTTGTCATGTAAACCGTATACCCTTCCGCTTTGTCTATATAATTTATGATAAGGGCTAGTCCCACTATGAAAAGATCTATGTATGATACCTGATAAGAATAACATTCCTTGTCCTTTATCAACCAACTCTTGTCCTCTTTTATGTACTAAGAATTGTTCTATTGCATAATGAGCAACGTCTTCAGCCTCTGGTGATTTGCAGATCCTCCAACTCATTTTAATTATATCATTATATTTTTCTGTTAAGAATTCATTCATTAACCCAGTCTAATGTTTCGAGGTCATCTATAAGATCTTTATATGCTTGTGCTAATTCGTATTCCTCTGCATGTTCAACTATCTTTAGATCCTCTTGTAACTCATCTATTAATTCATGAGCTGGTATATGTAGATAGCCTCCTAGAAGTTTATCTCTTATACGTAATTGTGTTATTGGTAATAAGTTATGATACCCATCTGCATTAGGTAATCCCATCATCTCTTTAAAGTTTTTAATCATCTTTATATTTTAATGTTGCTGTATGTTTTTTAGGAGCACCTCTATAAGGTTTAACTATCTTTCCTTCTTTATTTCTAAAACCATCCTGAAGATAAGGTGGCTTTTGCTTAAATGGCGCTACTCTGTTTGACCAACGATGATGTTCTTCATTACTCATCCACCATGCGTTTTCTTGTGTTACTGACGACCAAGCTACTCTTTTAGCTAATCCTGTCCATAAACCATCTTCTTCAGTAAAGATATCATGTTTAAAACCTTTATCATCAAAGATTTGAGAATATAAATGAATCCACTTTCTTTGAACAGAACCTGCAGGAATAAACGTTTCTATAAAGTTCCATTCTTTTTTAATAATTGTAAAGCTAGCTCTAAAGCCATCTATGTACCACATCTTTATGTATTTACCATATTTTTGATTAAAAGCTGCAATGACTGCATGCTTATCATTTAACTGATGAGGTATCATTAAGCCGTAATCATGTAAATGAAACTCATAACGTTTTTTAAGACCTTCGTTAAGGGCTACTGCATAGCAAAAGGTTATCCAACATTTATCCCAGTCAGGTGCATTAGATGTAAAGTCTGGTACCCACAGGTGTATTTTAGTATCGTCAAAGTTATCGATGTGGTTCTTAGTCATATTATTTACTTGTTAAAAGTTTACGTCTTTTTGCTGCTGTCTTTCCACCTTTAGAGCATGATTCTTGTGTTACACCTGCTCTTAACTTATCGTAATCAGTTGCGAAACCAAATTTCTTTTGTTCTTTAACTTGTCTATGCCATGCTTCTTTTTTAGTTGCATAACACTCAATGATTTCTATTTCTAAATTTAAACCATAGAACAAACCATGTCCACTGTGTTTTGGTTTACGTTTAGTGTGGTCATACATTCTTTGCTTTGGGTTTTGAGTTTCGCCTACATAGACTACTTTACCTTCTTGGATTAATTGATATACGTAATACATAATTTATTTTTATTTTAATT